GTAACTTCTTAACCAGCTTAAAAGACTCCCAATTACGGATGCCTTTTAGATCATCTCCGTACTGGTTAGGTACGTCACTGCTAAAGCCCTCTGTCTCATTGACAAATTTCACATAATCAATGATTCCTTTAGCTGAAGGGGATAGTTTGTATTTATCCTTTGAAAGTACAAACTTTACTAATTCCTCGAATAGTGGGTGATTCTTACAATTCTCTAAGATACTTAGAGTCCTGATAGCAAAGTAGTCGCTCCCTTTAATATCAGATTCCATAAAATTAGTATAACGTTCAAGATAGCATATCCTGTTCAACGCACGAAACGTGGGATATACTCCAGGTATTGTACCATTACCTAAACGGTAATCAGGATGATACAGATTCTGCAAGTAAGTAAGATAATTACTAGAAATAGTAGATTTATCTTCATTAACTTCGAGACCAAATCTTTTGAAATTCGAAAAGAAGGTAGATAATGAATCCGGGTTGATCATATACACACCATCATCTCCTTGAATATCATAAAACCCATCAACAGGAATACCACTATGAATAGCAATACAGTGTTGGGCGATTGAGTCATCCTCGTTCGTGAAAGCAGAACCGGATGGTTCTCCATGTCCACCTCTTAATATACCAGTCGGTGTAACCACTGGAATCTCAGATTTAATGCGAATTAATTCATCGATTTCATCAGAATAAGAACTCTGAAAAATGGCTTTGTAGTACTCGCCTACTTTGGCTTGTAACTCCGGTTTAATCGACTGATCGTATAAGGAGAAATCGATAGAGACTAGTAAATTACCAGTTCTAATTGCCTCATCGATAATTTCAGTAAGATGAGACGCTACGGCATCTGGACCTCTTAGCGCAGAGCGCCAAACTAAATTCTTTTGTACACTAAGAACAGGTTGATAGTAACGCATTTCGTTAAGAACAACAACGAGAGGAACACCGAAGACGATACGTGTCTTCAAGCTTTCTTGAGTACGCGTGAAAATAACACAAGGTAGATCGAGATCACGTGCCTGAGCGAAAAGATCCTCAAAATCATTCAGTGTCTTTTCAAGTACGACACCTTTCTTCTGCATAGACGGAAGTCCAGCACTTGTGTTTTTCTTAATAAATTTAGCAGTGTTAGCAAGACTCAGAGGTCGTAAACTTAAATTTAAGTTTGAAGGAGTGCAATCTAGGATCGAGAAATCCGCCGAGTTGGTACTGAAATAACCTTCTATATCCTTCTCTCTATCAGGGAACCACGGTTTTGCAATAGACCTGGGAGAAAATTTCTCTTTCTGATTTCCTTCTATCTCTTTTAACACATCGTTCATCCTATCCAAATTAGAATCAAAGATAGAGGACCATTCATCTAAAAGATTGACTGGACCAAACTTTTCTGCTATTGGACTAACGATTACATCGTTACTACCTCGGACTGTACGATAAAGTAGCGTGGTAAGCTTTTGTTGGGCATCAAAATCAAACTGACGACCAACCGTCTGTGAAACTTGTTTGACTACACCCTCCGTCAGGTTAGCATCTACCATAATATGTTATCCTTATTAAATTAGTACTTTGTTGAATCCGCTGATTTGTCTTCCTTATCCTTATCGCGAGACTTTCTCGAGCGACGGTTTGTTCTAGACGTTGATGAACCACTCAACGCTTCATCGAAAGACATCAGCCAACGCACTGTTTGATAAGTCGGAATTCGGTTACTACTTAAAGACATACCTAAAACAGCTTGGGTATCTACCGGTGGATAGAAGGTTCCCTGAGCGCTAATGCTTGTATGTCCATACCAACCACTTTGAGAAAGTGGATAGTTGTCATCAGCTGAATCAACAAATATTTGACCACCAAACATGCCGGCATAAGGCCAAAGTCTACCGTCCGGATGTGATGGATTATGAGCAAATATAAATCTATTAGTGTAACCACTAGACGCAGGTTGTCCACCACCATCACTGTAAAGATAAGCGCTCGTATCAGGTTTAATTAAACCAGACCAAACGCCGGTAGCATTACTGTAAGATGAGAAGATAGCCTGGTTAACACCTGACAAACTATCGCAATGTGAAACATACTTGATGGGAGCGGAGTTAACATCACTAGCACCATACTCAGGCTGAGGAATCAGTCGAGTTGTGCTAACCCCAGTAGCAGTATTAACCGCTGAAGGAGAGTTACTCCAAACATCCATCCAGTGTGGATCATGCATTGGAATACCATTACCTGAACCCATTGCTTGTCCAACCCAGCCAGGACATACTTTAGCAAGCATGTTAAGCATTTTACCATCAAAGGTTGTACTACTAGAGCCAACAGGATTAAGCTCAGCAATTAAAGTTTGAATCCTTGGAGTGATAGCAACCATGTAATCATAACCATCATAAGTTAGATTACTGCTCCTTGTAAACTCGCACGGAGCGAACATAAGAACAGGTGAGTTAGGAACATTATTATTCGACTTATAAACACCCATCATCCAGAAAGCCCACTCTCGAAGACGAGGAGGAATAGGTAGATTATTAAGTCTTTCGCCTAGGATTTCAATCAGCTGGACGTCCTCAACTGAAATCATTTCTCGTAAGGCATATACACCAGTATTTGTATTAGATGTCAATGCGGTATAGCTTAATATATTGCAGTAAAAGAAATAAAGCATCATTGCATCTGTAACTGTTGTGATATATCCACATATCTTATTCACTGTGAAGTTTTGCTCTGCATTAACGTTAAATCCAACAGCCATATTTGCACGAGTCTGCAAATCTGGAATAAGAATGTTATTTACATAATTAGTTACTCCACTATCATTAGGAGGCATTTGGAATGAAATGCTACTAATATACAGATTGGCGTCATATTCTCTAACCTCACGGTAATAGTCAGAGAAGACTGTATTTGTAATATTAGGACTGTAACTAATCTCAATAGCTTTAGGCCTTAAATTAAGGGTCGTACCACCCGATCCAGCCGCACTAATAGGGAATTGGCTTTTGGGAACATCAATGTTACCACCCTTACTACCAAAAGCTTTACCAAGCTCGTTCATAAGATTAACGGCTGTTTGAATCTTTTGTAAAGTAGATGAATTAGGGTCAGAAAATGTTTCCCAAGCTTCCATTCCGGGGCCAAATACATTATTAGGGCCTTCCATGTTGCCAGGACCATCACCACCAGCTCCGTTAAACGGATTACTAAACGGTGTACCCCTAGTGAAGGGATTGGTCTTTGGCATATTAGGACCAGGCATAAACGGCATTCTCGGTGCCAGTGGTGTAAATCCCAAACCGTGAACAAGTTCAGACTCTGTATGTTCTTGTTTACTATATAGCTTTAAGAATTCATCCCACTCTTTCTCAGATAATAGAGATTTAAGTTTAAGATGAGAAGCGTATTGCTTATATGATGCATAAGAAGGCAAATCCTCTGCAACTTTAGGTTGTTTGTCAGTGCTCATTAGACAACTTTCCAGTGTAACGTAAATAGTGCTACCCCTACGGTAAAATACCGCGCGGCCACGGGTTCAAGGCGTGGAGGAAGCGAAGTTTCCATTGAAATTAATTTGGAGC